AAACAAGAAAATCAAAAAAAATTGATATAAACGGAAATATTCTCGTTTATATTAATATTCTTATTTATTAGTATGGCTACCACAACTATAAAAGACGTTGAAAACGATGGTGTGTTATCGGTGACTTTAACCAATATTCATGTGAGTGTTGTCAATGCGATCAGAAGAACTATTTTATCTGATATTCCAGTTGTTGTCATAAGAACAGAAAATAGTAAAATAAATCAATGTACTATTACTGCAAATACAACACGGTTTCATAATGAAATTGTGAAACAAAGATTAAGTTCTATTCCGATTCATACAAAAGATATTCAACATTTTCCAGAAAAATATATATTAGAATTAGATGTGAAAAATGAAAAAGAAGATGAAATGAGATGGGTCACCACACAAGATTTTAAAGTGAAAGATAAGAAAACGAATCTTTATGTAGAAGATCCATTCTTTCCACCCAATACATTAATGCGTTATATTGATTTCTTGCGATTACGTCCTAAGATGAGTCAAATGATTCCAGCTGAACATATTCAATTAACGGCAGAATTTTCAGTAAGTACTGCAAAAGAAAATGGTATGTTTAATGTGGTCAGTTTATGTACTTTTGAAAATATCAAAGATGAAGAGAAAGTAGAGTTGGCATGGCATGAACAAGAAAATCATTTAAGAAAAGATCGTGAAAGTATCACTGCGGAAGAAATGGCATTTGAAAAGAAAAATTTTCACTTTTTAGATGCCCATCGTTGTTATAAAACCGACAAAGAAGGAGAAGCAAATGCTTTCTTATTAAAAATAAAAACAATTGGGGTTTATAGTAATTATGAAATATTAGAAACAGCATTAGATATTTTAGTACGTAAATGTGAGAAATGGATGAATGGTATTGATACACAAATGGTTCCTATGATGAAAAGTAGTGAAACCAAAGAGAGAGGATATACAAGTGTTACATGGACAACGATGGATAACTCTTGGGATATCATATTAGAAAACGAAGATTATACATTCGGATGTTTATTAGAACGAGTATTATATACCGATTTCTTTCTTGCTAGTGATTCTAATATGACCTTTGTTGGATTTAAAAAATATCATCCTCATGATTCGTACAGTGTGATACGAATAGCTTATAAAAACGATACCGATTCATTGAAATTACGTGATCAATTAAAAAATGCAGGAATGAAATGTATGGAAAAAATATCGGCTTTAATGAGACATAAAAAATAGATTTCTAAATATCTTTTCTCTTAAGAACCTTAATTTATTCATTCCTTTTTTTTCGCGATTTTCGTTGTTCTTTCCTCCTCTCAAAGAACCACGACTCTGCATACTTGATTTTTATTCATGAGAATCATTACTCTCTAAACTTGATTTCTGATATTTGTTCCTACTTCAAAAAAGAATGGCTTCAGTTTTTCAGAAAGAAAAAAAAAGACAAAAAAGAAAAAGAAAACCCATTACATCAGAAATAAATCAGAAAACCATGACTTTTTCATAGTAATCCATTTCGTTTCTCGGTCTAAGACGGAAAACCCAATTAAAAATTCATCATGAATAGAGTCATATTGCATTCCCAACGTATATTCTACTTTTTCTTTTTCAAAAGTAAACAGTTTTGTATATTTTTTTAATTCGTAAGTTTCTTTATCTAATACAACCATTACATGATAATAATATCTTCTATCTTCGTAGGAAACAGTATGACATAATATCCATATCTCATTATTTATAACAACACCATTTGTAGAACCACGTAAATGTTTAAACAAGAAAGGAACATTTGGATTCGTGTGAATCGTTTGAAATTCATTTCCAACAATTTTACCAATACGTAATGGGGACCAATTATAAACCATATAGATAAAAGAGGAATGTTGATTAGAAGAAGGTAACATGACCCAATTCTTTTCTATTTTATGTTGATTCTCTATTTTTAAATGAACGACATCCATTGTTTTAAAATTAATCCGATTCATCCATCCATGTTCTACGACCATTTGACCCCGACTTATACCACGGTTACAAGAATAATGAATTTTTTCGTCATGCACCATGATACGAACATCTTCTAATCCAACATACACATTATCATAAGAAGTATCATATTTCAATATCTCTTCTTTTATAATGGTCCAAGTTTGATATTGTTTTTGAAGAAGAGCAACAACATTGATGGTTTCAATTTTATCTTCATTGTGATATCCACCATCTTCTTTGATACGATAATTGACAAATCGTACCATGACATACATTTGATTGGGATCTTTAGGATAAGGACAAAAGGTAGGTGTAGATGAAACAAATGCTTCATTCGGTAATTGAAATTTCTGTCCAATTTTAGATACAACGATACCGAAATCATGGTTTTCCCATTGTCGTGTATCTTTTTCTCTTGCAAATGGAGAATAGAATTTATAATTACTTATAATATTTTTAAAAATTCCATCTTCTATATGAGGATCTTGTAAAAGTTTCATAGATAAAGAAGCTAAATCTATTTTATGTGGATTATAATAATATCCTATGATACTAAATTCGTATTCTAATTTGTAATCATAAATATCTTTTTGCATAAATAAATAATCATGATCCGGATATTTCTTTTTAGATTCCATTGCTAATTGAAAAAAAACATAAGCTAATTTATGTTTCCCAATGATACGGTAATGTTGTATGATTTCATATAAATTCTCAATACGATTAGGATATTCATTATATGCCGACATCCATGCACAAATGGCTTTTTCTTTTTCTTGTAATTCCGCATAACATTTTCCAATATTAAAATAAGAATACCATACTTCTTCAATCCATCCTCCTCTTTCTATTCGTTTTTCATAATATTCAATCGCTTCTTGTTTTTGATTGGAATCTTTTAAACTATTCGCCAAATAAAACATGTATCGTTCATTCATAGGTTCTTTTTCTAATCCTCCCTTTAATAAACGTATATCACGAATGAATTTATCGTGTTTTGCACCACCATCTCCTATATCTCTTATAAAAGCCATATCTTTAGGTATAGGACCTGATTTAGAATGAGGTGGAGATTCTACATACTCATGGGTTACCCCTTTATAATAAAAACCCATATGATTTTTTACTACTCTTGTATTCTTATAAAAAAATGTATCGGAACCTTGAAATAAATAACAATAATCAAAAGGCATTAATGACTGTTTGAATTCAGAAACTGACTGTGCATTGGAGTTACGCCAGAAAATCATATCTGCATCTAATAACAAAATATAATCCGCATCCAACTCATCACATGCACGAAGTGCAAAAGAACGATTATAGGCAAAATCTTGAAAAGGTTCTTCTATGATTTTTCCAAGAATCTTTTTATTATGAAAAAACTCTTTGATGATAGAAATAGTATTATCCGTACTTCCTGTGTCACAAATACAATAGGTATCAATAATGTCACATATAGAATTCAATAAACGAAGAATGATTTTGGATTCATTTTTCACAATCATATTTAAACAAAGTTTTGGGATCATTTTTGTTTTTCTCTTTTGTAAAAAACAATTTCTATATTGTTTTCTTTGTTTTTTTCAATTTCTTTTTTTCTGATTTTTTTTCTGATTTTTTTCTGATTTTTTTTTTCAGACATTTCAAAAAAATTGATTTTTTATTTCAATTACAAAAACAAAAACAAAAACAGGAAGAGTATGTCGGTAACAAAATTTGAATTCCTTACTTCTATCGCTATTATCTGGATGTTTGCAACTGTACTCACGGAAATCTATGTTTTAGAACAATTGGGGTTCTCTGTACAAGATTATTATGAAAAACAATGTGAAAAAAAACAATATTCATCTAGTGGTGGACTTATTCGTATTATATTTGTTATGTATTGGCTCATTCATGTATTTCCTTTGGTAGTTTTTAAATTATGGAAAGCGTAAAGATAGAAATAAAATCAAGAAAACTAACACTTTTTTTACACATTGAATTTTTCTAAAAATACATTTAATGACATTGGATACCACGTGAAAAAAGTTCCTTCGCCATATGAGCTACTACATTCAGTATAATATTGAAAACGTATTTCCTTTTTGTTATTTAACTCATTATAGAATAAATAAGCTTTTTTCTTTTCTTTATTGTTCATGAAATCAATATATATTTCTTCAAATAATATATTATCATAATCGTCATCATTAAAGTTGTACATTTTTATTCCAAAAATTCTACCACTATCATAAATTCCCATTTTGGTAAGAACGAAAAAAATATTTATATTTTTTACAAACATATGAATAAAAATGAAACTATTCTGAAACAACAAAATCACGTATCAAAGGAAACAAAGGTTCAATCATAGCAGCACATTCCATAGCAATTTGACGATGTTCTTTTTGTGTTTCTGGTCCAGAGCGAAGTTTAATATAATGCATCCACGATCGTAATGTTCCATTCATGTAAATTTTAGAAACTGTCATTCCCTCTGGTAAAACGGAACGCGCTTGTTCTTTCGCGATTCCATTATCAATCGCCCACTCATATGTATCTTGTGCTAAATTTGCTACCTTTTGTTGCGCTTCTATCCACGTTTCTTTCAAATCCACATCATTGGTTTCTAAACTACTTTGTCTATTTTTTGTATCTTGCATTCTAGCTTCTTTCATTTCAAAACCCATATTAGAAATAGCATATCGTTGTGAAAATTCTTGAAAAGAAAAAGAACGATGACGTAATATTTGTCTTATAATATCACGTGTGGATTCAATTTCTAAACAAATATGTACCATTTCAAAAGGGGACCAATGTTGATGTTTGATTAAATAACGAATTAATTTTTCATTAGATTCTCCATTTATTTGATTCGTAGGATTAGAAACTCTTGCACAAAAGGCAACTAACCCTTCCAAATTGGATGAAACACTCATAACCGATTCTGAATGACTTATCAACTGTACTTTCATTTTTTTATGTTAGAGGGAACTCCTGTTTATATATCTTTAGTGACAATCAAATAATGGAATACAATCAAATCAAAATAGATCAAATGGATAAAATAGATTAAACACATTGTCTTTTTTATCTAGTAGAAATATAAATGGCCTTTACACGTTTTCATGACGATCCAGAACGTATTAAAAAAAGATTAGAAGAAAGTGATTATTTAGGTAGGTATCAATTAAATCGTCCTGGTCAAGGAATAAATCTTCCCTTTATAGAAGATCCTAATGTACGTCTACAATCATGGGGAGCTAACTTACATTCGGATACAATTCAATTAGAAAATGAATTAAGAGGATATTCACAACCTTATCATAGAGATTTAGTAGAAAAGAAATCTACTTTTCCAACAAATCAACCGATCCATACTTTTCCTACTTTACAGCCGTTTGTAGAAGAATCACGTGCAACACATCCTGCATGGATGTATAAAGAATTAGAACAATCAAAATGGGAACATCCCTATTTAGATCCACAAGGATATTTGGAAAAACCATTTCTAGAAAATATTCAAACGCGTATTTTAGAAAAAGATTCTTTTTCTCGTCGGTAATTCAAATATTTAGAAAAAACAATGGAAGTTATTGTTTTTTCTGATTGTTAAAAGTATAATGGAGTATATATAGTATGGAATTACTGATACCTATTGTTGCTCTAGGTGGTTTATATTATTCTACAAAAAAAGAGGATAAAAAAAAAGAAGGATTTACACAAGCTTTACCAAATACAAATATACCTAATAAAAATTATCCGTCTGAATATCCTATTGTATCCACAGATACAGAAATAACTTCACGTCTTTCTACTGTGAATAAATTTGATCAACCACAAGTATACACAGATAAATATTTTAAACCGTCAGCCCCACAAATCGCCACTGGATCAACTTTTCAAAGTATGAATGGACAAAAAGTGGGTGCGGATTACTTTCAACATAACAATATGGTTCCTTTTTTTGGTGCAAAAAATCGTACGGTTGTAGTAGATTCAAATGCTTCTGAAAGTATTTTAGATAATTATTCTGGTTCTGGAACACATGTTATTAAAAAATCAGAACAATCACCATTATTTACTCCTGGTGAAAATTTACAATATGCCAATGGTGCACCTAATCAAAATGATTTTTATCAAAGTCGTGTGAATCCAAGTCATCGTATGGCTAATGTAAAACCTTTTCAAGAACAACATGTAGGACCGGGTTTAGGATTAGGATATACAACAGAAGGTAGTGGTGGATATAATTCCGGTTTAGCTATGAGAGAAAAATGGATGGATAAAACTGTAGATGAATTAAGAACAGATAATAATAAACGTGCTTCTGGTATTGGATTGTTTGGTCATGAAGGTCCAGCGAATTCTTCTATTAAATCATTAGGTAGTATTGGACAAGTAGAAAAGAATCGTGTGAACAGAACTTTTGATATGGGACCAGAACGTTATTTTACGACAACGGGTGTTGAAAAAAAACCAACTGCAAGAGCAATTCCTATTGATAGATATGTAAATCGTCCAGAAACAAGTGCTTCTTATATTGGTGCAGCAAGTGCTCCAAATCCCGAAATGTATAACAATTCGGGTGAATATATGAAATCAAAACATATGGATTTAGGACCCTTACCCTTAGGTGTTGCAAATGCAACCCATTTTAATGAAGTGACTGTAAATGATTATGAAATCAAAGCCAAACGTGCTTATCCAAATAATCGTACTACTAATTCACAGGATACTTATTTTGGTGCATTTAGTGGTGCTATTGGTGCTGTTATTGCACCATTATTAGATGAATTAAGACCTTCTAGAAAAGAAAATGTAATTGGTAATTTAAGATTATATGAAAATGCGTATACTAAAAATAGTTCTACTTATTTATTTAATCCTGCTGATCGTCCAAATACAACCATCAGAGAAACCACAGAAGAAAATAAATTTATTGCGGGTGTGAATTCGAATCAAAATGGAGGTGGATATATGACCAATGAATATCAACCTATTTCTAATCAACGTGATTCCACAACAGATATTTTTTATGCAGGAGGTGCAAGTGCAGGAGAGGGGACAAAAAACATTCGTCCATATGATGCAGAATATAGACAACGGAATAATGATTTAAAATCATCTACGATTCAAGGACGTATGGTACCTGGAAATATGAATTTAATGAATAACAATATTTCTATGAGAGTTCGTGAAGGAGAAATGGTCAATCAAAGACCTTTAGTTAAAACATCTGGTCCACAAGATTTCATTTCGGCAGAGTCTCTTGGTAATATGCATACGAAACAAGGATTATATTCAACGATCCAAATGGATCGTAATAGTCCAGAAATTTTAGATGCGTTCCGTAAAAATCCGTATACTCATTCTTTAACTGGTGTCGCGTAGAGTAGGGAACCTAC